ATTTTTAGTTGAATATATTTTAGTTGACATATTATCCCTTAACTATTTTAGCATACAAAAAAACCCACCCCAAAGGGTGGGCTTAGTTGTCTAATTATTTAAAACTAGCTTGCTGGTGTCCAGGTACGATCTACGATCTTACCATATGATCCAGATGTATCTTCAGGAAGAAGACGGAATGAAACTTCGAACATTGAAGCCTCGTCACGCTTTGCTGATACAGTTACGTTCTCAATTGATAGAGCACGGTATGCTGTATAAACACGCTCAACGTATGCAGAGTCTTCGCAGTCTCCAGTTCCAGGTCCAACAGCAACGATTCCTCGTTCTACTGGACATTCTCCAATTTCACCTGCTGAAAGGTTAAGAACCTGTCCATTAGATGTTGACTTAGTTCCTGAAAGTTGGTTATCGTTAAATGCCAAAGCCAAGAGAAGATTCTCAAGTGTAGCCTCAGCAAAAGCGGTTGCAAGATTTACTTGCATACCTTGCTTATATAGTTTAGCAACGTCTAGAACCTGATCAACCTGTACTTCGCCGAAGTCTGGTTGGAACTGTAGTTCAAGACCGTTCATGGTATAACCTACGTTTGTGTAATCTGCCTCACCACTCAAAGTATCTTTGAATGATTTGTTTGATACGAACGCCTCCAATGTATTTGGAGTAAGGGTTGTGTCTGCTACGAAAAGCGCAGCAGCACCAACAATAATGTTGGTCGATGTACCACGAGTATATGCCATTTTTCACCTCTACTTTCATAGAATATATTAAGTTTTGGCGGGTTTCCTCACCATAAGTATATCAGCCTTTTAGATTATTTCTTTGGTATCTAGGCGTTCTGGTCGCCAATTTGAATAGCCTACTGTATCTAAGCCAGAGGCCTCGTCTTGAATAGGTTTAGCATGATAGTCAAAATCTATAATAATCTTATTTCCGCCGTAGGTTCTAGCTGTTCCAAAATCAATAATATCTCTAGTTTCTTCTAGTTGATATACCTTAAAATCATGAAAATAGAAAATATTATCTATTAAGTCTGGCTGTTGTGTTGTTCCAAGATTAATACGTCTATTTGAGCACCAATTATTAATCTCTTCTGCAGATTCATCTCTACGATCAAGTAATCTATATACCGCCTCAGTAATCTGAACCATATTTGTTATTGAATTTTCTTGAGTGGCATAAAAGTAATATAGTATTTGCTCACATTTAATATGTGGAAATGCTGATCTGCTCATTTTAAACATTCTGTCATATGTTGCCATTACCCCGTTACCAGTGGCAAATGACTGTGTTAGTGAGTCAATAGTAGATGGAGTTGTTGGGAAAAATGGAACAGCCTGTAATCCAAACTCAGAAAGCTTAGCTTGTAAATATTTGTTTACCCATACTACTGGGGTATTTAATGTTGTATTATTAGCCATTATCTAACAACTCCTGCGTTTGCTATCCATGAATATCCTGTTGATATTCCTTTTGCTTTACCCGCTCTGCGTCCCTGTGGCAGATTTCTTTTATATGCTACAGGATTATTTAAATATCTATCAACACCACTTGTTTTTAAAAATGCTTGTGTAAAATATTTAGAAAAGAATGAGTCAAAAGTTTTTTGAAATCCTCCCTGTGCTTGTGCTCCGCCTGGATTTCTAACAGTTACTGGCTTTTTTGTAAATACAGTTTCTCCGTTGTCTTCAAAAACTAAAACATTTGATCTTGATGGCTCTATTCTTACAGGTATGCCTTGTTCCATAATTCTTGCCTTATCATAGAATGGAACAGAAGATCCTTCTTTAACAGTATTTGATTGTCTAAATGATGCATAAAAAGAAAGACCAATATTGCTTACAGTATAATCAATATTAAACAATCTTGATTCTGGACTACCAGATCTATACCATTCGTACATATGCTGAAGCATCTGTGGATTTGTTCTTGCATTAGCATCAATAAATTTTTCTAATAATTCTTTTGTTCCTAATCCAATATTTTTTAAGAATATATTTTTGCCCTTTTGCACACCTTCAAGAAATCCTTCTGAATATAGAACAATATTGTTCATATCTTTTAAAAATTTGGCAGTATTTAAAGAAACTCGCATCATAGGTCTGTTGCCTGATTCTCTGATCTACGAACAACAAGTTTATAATATTCTATATCACCAAATGGACCAACAATTGGTTCATTAGATGCTATTTCAAATATTGTAGATTTTCCAGATCTTGGTCCAGCTGTTTCTAGATATATTGGGTAATCATTTGCTGTTCTTATATTTGTAATAATTACATTTACTATAGATTCTCTTGATTCTCTAGAACTTATTCTTAAATCTGTTTTTGTTCTTCCAAGAAGCATTGTTTCTATATTTATTTTTGCATTTGGTTTTACTTCTTCTGCCCCAGCAGATCCCGCTGGAGAAAAGTTACATCCTATAGTTCTATCAAGAACCCATTGCTTTGTTAGATTACCGTATGCGCCTTGCTCAACAATTGGGTAAAAAACATCTGCCTTTAATGGATACATAAAGTCTGTAGGATCGCATAGCATTAAATCATACCTATCTTGGTAATATTCTTAGCATACTTGCTTAAAATTTTATCTACAATCATATTCCCTGTACCGTCCAAAACTGATTTATCAAACTGAATTCTAAACTGGTCCGTATTATATGATGTTGTATATCTCTTGTAATAATCAAGCTTTCCACACTTTAAATCTTCAATTAATAATTTAGTTGCATATTCAATATCTGGTGGAACAGCCTTATAACCAATATCTAAAACAAACAAAAAGTCACATAGTTTAGGGAACGCTGTTGTTAATGCCCCTACATATCCAAGATCTCCAATAGCTCCTGGAAGATCCAGTGGTGCTGACTGTAGCCTATCAAATCTTTCATCTTCAACACGAATAATTGCAGAGTTATCTAATGTAACAGTATATGTTGCTTCATTGTCTTCTGGATTTTCTGCATCTACATCAAAAATTAATACGTTGTCACGATATACACGAAGAACCTTGTTTAAGTCCTCCCATATTGGCATATAGTCAGCTCCATTACCAGCTATCTCAACAATATGTTTTTCATTATAAAATCCATCTGTAACTACAGAATCAATTAATCCTCTTGCCACCATCTCTAATATTTTATATTCTTGTATTTCAGATGCAGTTGTTCCTAATGTTCTATAATCAATGTATGGTCTAAGAACATCTAAGTTACTGTCAAGAATAATTGATCCAGACATACTTAAAATTCTAAATAAGAATTTTCTATCAAACTGTGCTTTTGATTGTTGGATAGTATAAGTAATTTGTGAATTTGAATCAGAGGTAACTGTTAGCTCCTCTACAGAGTGATCTACAAGATCTTCAATATAAAGCTTATACTGAGTATTAGCAGCAGGAACATCCCACTTTGTATCTATTGGATATGGCGGTAATCGTAATACTTCCATTATTTCTTTTTACGGTAAAACTTGGCTACCTCGTCTGGCAGGGCTAATCTGACAGATTTATTTGTTAGCCACTTTTCCGAATCCTCCTTGCTTAAGATGTTATATCCTTTTTCAAGTTCTCCTACCCCATTCCAATGAAGATTTTTTACGGAATACACTGCAACTTTTTCACTTGGCTTATCTTTAACTTTTGCTTTGTCAATTTGATGTTTTGTTGGCAAAAACGAAAATATAACTTCTAGTATTTCAGCTTTTGTACTTACACCAAATAAATCTATATTATTCTTTTTTGCATATGATTTTAATTGTGGTACTGTTTTACTCTTTAATTCTTCTACTAATTCTGCTGACATTATTATTATCCTCCACTGCTATTATATCAGAATGTGAATAAGGAGGGTAGTTTTTACGCTACCCTCCAAATTCTATTATTTAATTGTGATTAGGAATCAGATGCTGCATCTGCGTAAGCAACTGCATCAAGTTCTTCCCATTGTAGACCAAAGCGTACGAATACTGTATATTCAACTGTATCCTTCTTTGGCTTGTATTCACGGTTTACCGTGATATCACGCTGGAAGCCCCAAACACGGTTTGCAGGGAATGTCAAATCGACATAATCTGCTGGGTAGTAAGGTACTTCCATGACATCGACACCGAGAACACGTGTTGTACGTGCTCCACCAAATGTCTGGCCAACGCCGTCTAGATAGTTCTGACGGTTAGCTTGTGTGCTTCCTGGAACCATGCCAGCAATTGCTTCTGCAACTGCGTCAGCAAGTGTACCGTTATTCTTAACGATACCCTGGAAAGCATCTGTACCAGCATAGAACTTAAGATTGTTCTTAATTGCACGGTACTTGCGTGGCATTGCAAGAATAATATCTTGCATTACAGATGGTGTCCACTCATCATCAGAAACGGTTACGATTGCTTCGTGAGCATCTGAACCATCTGTGACCTTGTGTACGAAACCTTCCATGATTGAGAGGAAGTTGCCTGTTGAACCATCACCATTGATAGCGAGATCTTCGATATCATTAGCAAAAGCGTTTGTCATAAGACGAACGAGATGGTCTTCAAGTGCACCTCCTTCAATATTGTCTTCAAGAGACTCAGTAGAAACTTCCCAATCAAGACGAATCTTCTTGGTTGTGAGTTCTACCTTAGTGAATGTTGCGCCAGCATTTGTGTATGTGTTATCAGCTTGTGCTGCAGCACGAATTACACGCTCACCAACGTTAACCTTTTCGATTTCCATGGTGTTTGCTCGCATTGTAACTTTACGACCATCCTTGGCGAGAACTGTTGCATCCCACACGTAGTCGATGAAGCGGCGAGCCTGCTCTGGTAGCAAAATACCACCAGGTGTACCAGAAGGATTCACTGCATTAGCGCCCTCTGTTGATCCAAAGTTAGCGGTAGCAATGTTACCGAGTGAAGCTGCTGGTGAAAGATTACCAGATGGACCTGTAGCGGTTGCACCACCAATTCCACCAGATGCTAATGAGCCCTGGCCGTCATGATTGTGTCCTTCAGATGATCCTGGATAATTCTTTACGATTTCTTGTTCCGACATATTGTTCACCTCCTAGTGAATTATGTTAGTTAAATAGGTCGGCTGTTTTGAGGAAACGTCCGCCCCATAGGGATTTTTGAGTTTTCATTTCTGGAAACTCCTGCACGATCTCGCCTAGATCGCCAGACTTGCGGAAAGCTGTGTCTTGCTCTACGGCATCCACTCTCTTTCCAAACTCATTAAAAGTACCCTTTACTTGGCTTACCTCATTTGCTACAGACTTTACTTCTCCTGTAACTGTTTCAAGGGACTTTGTTATTGCATCAACATTGGCTTGCATAGCCTTAACTGTTTCTGCAAGATTGCTCAAGGCATTAGTTAGAGATTCATTAATTTCTGCAACAGACTTTGAAATTTCTGCTGTTGTATCAACAACTGCATCAATTGATTTTTCTGCTGCTTCATCAGCAACTGGAGCAACTTCTTCAGTTACTGTCTCTGCCACTGGCTCTGCTGCTTCAGCAACTGGAGCCTCTGCTACAACATCAGCTGGTGCTTCTGCTGGAGCCTCTGGAGCAACCTCAACATCTGCAACTACTGCTGTGTCAGACTTTTCTAAAGTCTCTTCAACAACTGTTGTTTCTTCTGTCATAGGATTTTCCTCCTTTGTAATCTTAATTGTACTAATGCCTTTTGCACTATCAACTAAGAACTTTACTGTTTCAACATCATTTGCATCTTCTACAAAACCAATATTTTTCATAGAACAATTGCAAGATGGGCAACTTTCATCAGAATCTTTTGAAAGTCTTACGATATCATCAGAACCACACCAATAAACATTATCAACTACAGCTTTTGCTAAAAATCCGCCCAATGTCCCCTTTTCAATAGAGATTACATTTGCAAATTGATTTGCTGGATTATCTACTAATGATAATTCATGTAGTTCATATTCTTTAATAATACGTACTGGCTTTTCCATTTTTTCATCAAAATCATCATCAAACTTCTTTATATTCCCACCGATTGAAAAACCTGTTAGTGTACCATCAAGAACTTTTTCCCATGTGTCTTGTGCACCTTTGGAAACATATGCTGATACATATACTCCACTATAAAACTTTTTAGTTTGTGGATCAAAGTATCTATCTTCTTTAAATGAAACTACTTTACCTACTGCGCTTGGTTGATGCATCTCACGAAGATTCCCACGGAACTTCTTAAACGCTGCTAAACTTGCCTCAGTAGTTACGATGTCGTTCTGCTTATCAATGTTATCAAGGGTAGCAAAACCAGAAACGATTCTGCGCTCCTGATCAACCTTGCCAATAGGCATAGAGAAGCGAACGCTATCGCCATCAGTAATCCAATGTGCTTTATTTATATTCATGGCAGAATAATTATATCATTCCTTTATAATAGGTTCTCAACTATTGAGACGATCTACCTTCACCCTGTGCATTTCTGCCAGAGATTGTTGATGGGGAATCTGAATTATTATTTGTTCTTTCTGCATCTCTTTGTCTAGTACCGCCTAGATTTGCTCTAGCATCTGTAGCCTGTCTAGGAGACATAATGAATGGAGTATTTCCATCTCCATCTGGTCTAGGAGGCATATCTATCATTTCACGAGCTTCATCTGGAGTAATGACCTGAGTTTTCACATATCTTTCGATAATTTGTGATTTTGCTATTTCATCCGTCAATGTAAGTTCATTAAACTTCAACTCTAAAATATCAGTTTTTTCTTTAATAATCTTATTAACAACTTTTTCTAGATGTCCCTGTGCTGGTCTAGCTACCTGCTCTTTAAAAGTACGATCTTGTGCAAGAGCAGCAGCAATAGCAGCAGAGTCAGATCCTCCAAGTTTTGAAATTGGAACCTGATGCGCTACTAAAATATCATCACGATTTTGCTTACGATATTTTTCAAATGATGCTTCTTGAACACCATTTTCAATTGGCTCCATATTGAACTCAACTTTATTATTATCTGTATCTCCAGGAAGTGGTATATAAAGAGTTCTATGAGACTGAGATTTTAATCCTGTTTGTAAGAATCTAAACATCTTATCTTCTGCATCAGCAGATAGTTTTGCACCTTTTAGTGTAATAACATATCTTGGTACCGCCTTATTTTGGAAGTAGTCAATATTATATTGAGATGCTAGTTGATCTCCAATAAGAGATGGAATAGCAGCAATGATATCTGGAATACCATAATAAGTATTTAATGGAGAATATTCTTTAATATGTATAATTTCATTTGGTCTTATATCATCAGTAACTGGATTTGGATTTTTTGCACCAAAGTTACGGAAGTAAACAACTTTTCTTCCAATTACTTGAACAAAGCCATCACGAAGCCTTCTAACACGAATTGTTGTAGCAGGAATATGTCCTAAGTATCCAATTTCTCCACTAACAGTTCTACCAACTTCTAAGTAGGCATTTCCAGTAGCCTGTAGATCTGTATAAACCTTTTCCATTGTTTTTTGAAAACTATCTTCATCATTTAGATTTTCTAGCCAGTCACGTAATTCTAATTTCATTCTTTCAATACGATTACGTGCTCTATCAACAGCTCCCTGATCATTGCTATTTTCAAATCTTAACATTGTTCTATCTGTGATATCAAAACGGTATCCAAGACCAACAACATTTTCTACCTTAGCATCAATAGCAGCATGATTTGCAAATGATGTATCATAATAACTTGCTAATTCATAAAGATTATATGGTGGTGTAATTGCATCAAAAATTCCATATCCATTATGGTAAACAGTTCCTGGATTAATTTGTTTTGATTCTGCATCTTGTCCTGAAGGAACTGCATTGGCACTATTTAAATATGCAACATCATCTTGATTTGCTGGATAAACTTTTGATACAGTTCTAACTGTTCTGCGTTTGAAATTATTACTTAGTCCAGAAAATGATTTTAAATCATCCCATGATTTATTAAATGGATCTTGCTCTTTAAAAATATTTCTTTCTTCAGGCTGAGTATTTAAACTAGCTTGAATATAATCAAATTCTCTACTCACTTTCGTAAGCGTCCCTTCCGTGTGTCTTTAATGTTTGTTGTGCAGCATGAATAGCACCAAGATCATTCATAGAAGGAATTAATCCATTTTTAAATCTATCCATTTGTTCACTATACTCTTCGTCAGATACCCTGGTTAATCCTGGAACAAATACCGCTTCTCCGTCACCATCATCGCCATAATATTTGGCTGCATCTTTTAATTGAGATATTTTTGTCAAATCACCACGAACAGCAGGAATATTTAAAATATTTCCTTCTCCGTCTGTAAACCATTTACCATTTGATTTTTTATAAACATATAGACCCCAGTTATATTTTTTTTCAATAACTTGACGGCGTACATTATTGACAATAGGTTTGCCAGTTTTTGGATTGATAAAAGGATTGACGTTATTGTTCATAACCATAAGTATACCAGATAATAGTAATTTGATACCCCCGACTTACCATTTTACCCTATTTTTATCTCACAACTGTCCGTGGTGCAATATGCCTCACCAACAGAATCAAGATTTCCTACTCCATCATAAATAGCAGACCAATTAATCTTCTTAATCTTACCAATATATGATTCATATTCTTCTTTTGTGATTTGTGTATATGGTTGTTGTGGATAAACAGTATTACCCATTGGCAAGAATGATACCGCCTTCAATTGCCCCTCATACATATGTAGGGCTGGAGCAACATGCTTGGATTCTGTTTCCTTATCAAATGAAAGGGTAACAGAAACACCATTATCAGACCAATATTTTTGAGCAGTAGCAGCAAGCGCTATCTTTTCAAATAATGTTACATCTTTTTCTGATCTTGGATGTCCAGAGTGAACTGGGAAATATACTACTTGTGTATTTGCTGATACAAGATCTTTTTCAATCTTATACCCCGCAGCTTTGAACAAATGAATCATTGGATCTGTTTCTCCAAAGCGAATAGCACGAAGGAAGTAATCTCCTCCTGGAGCCCAGTGAACTCCTGGAGTTGCGCCAGAAAGAATTGATACTGAGCCTGATGGTTTTACAGTTGTTACACGAATTGATTCACGAACACATAGCCATTCAGAATATGTGTGATCGTATTTGCGAATTGTATTATATCCTTCGTCCATCCATTCACGAACTGATGGCAGGCCCTTCTTATCTGCAAATGAGGCAATGCCAGTTAAAGATGTTCCAATACGACGATTACGCTGCATGATTCCATTTGTTTGTTGCCAATGTGTTGGAATAAGCGTAACTGTCTTACCATACAGATATGCAAATTTCAAGGTACGCAAGAAGTCTTCTTTTGATTCGTGACGATTTAAATGTACTTCTACAAGTGTGCAAAGCTCATAAGATTCTAGTGGTTGCTCTGCACATGGATTAAATCCCATAACACGATAATCTTTTCCATCTGGAGCATCTTTTAATCTTCCATAATTTCTAGCAACATCTAACCAAATAAATCCTGGTTCTCCATTATTTACGATTAAATCTACATAATCATCATAATTTGTTCCTACCGTTGCAGAAATTGAATTATTAGACATCCATGCCCATCCTGGTTTTTCTGGATCATATGAATTTCTATCTGGGAATACTTCTGCATTTTTTAGATTAATAAAATCTTCATCTCCAGCAGCACCTAGTGCAAGGGTAGCAGAGCGACGAACATTTCCTGCAACAACACATGTACCAATTAGATTTACAATATCTACAATAGCACGTGAATCTAGGGTCTCTCCTGCTCTACCGCCGATTACATTACGAATACGGTTATGAAGGTCAATAAGTGGCTGCGGACCGCTTGCAACGCCTCCAAAGCCTTTTATAGGGGCTCCTAGAGGACGGATCAAGTCATAATTGAATTCTTGAATTGCTTGATGTGATCTTAAATAAGAATTCAATAACATTCTTATTGATTCTACCCAACCTTCACGGGTATCTGGAATTTCATAAGTAAATGCTGGCTCTGTTGGGGCATAAATAGGAAATTCTTTTTCTGCTCCTACAGTATCAAATCCAACTCCAATACCAAGCATAAGTGCATCCATTACCCATGCAAATAGTGCACCTGGATCATTTTTATCTAGGTCTCTTGTTGATACCATTGCACAGTTTTGAAGAGCAGCAGAGTTTTTCTTCTCCATAGTCATTGGAGTACCAAATGCCCACATACCACGTCCTGGTGGGGTCCATTTCAAATTAAACATTCTTTCAAAGGCTTCTTGTGCAGATTTTTGTGCTTTATTATCATTCCATGGAAGGCGGTTTTCTTTAGCATGGTTTTTTTGTACTGAATACATACCCTCGATTACACGACGGCAGACTTCATACCAGCGTTCTTTGGTACCTTCCTCTTTAACTCTAGAATAGGTTCTAATAAATGTTATTTCTCCAAGGGAGTTATTTCCAGCATCCGCAAATCCGAACGGTGGCTCTAAATCCTTATATTTATTAACAAACTCTTCTAGCAAACGAAATGAAAATATATCTGACATTTACAAACCTTTCAATAAAAATAAAATGAGAGCTTTGATTTTTACAAAGCTCTCTTAGTATAGCATAGGTTTATATGCTATATATTTTTAATAATTTATATAAATTAAATTACTAATACAGAAGCTTCTTCTTCTGTAAGTGGTTGACCAGACATTAGCTTAGATTTAGCTGATGCCTTAAGAGCTGCTTTAGCTTCTTCTGCAGCTATACGAGCTGCCTCAGCTTCTGCAAATGCAGATGCATCTAATGCAGCTTGAGCAATTTCTTCTGGTGTAAGTTCTACTTCAGTAGTCTCACCAGTTGAGCAGTCTACTATTAGTTTAGTTGGCATTATCTCTCCTTTCTTAACTTTTCTTTATTCCGTAAAGACTGAATTTTGAACCTGAAAGCAATGCAGTTGAGGTTTCCGTAAAAATATCAATAGATGAAATTCCTGCCGAAAGATTAGATACGCCAGAAACAAGATTTTGATAAGCAGATTCTGCGCCTGAAGTATATCGTTCAGCGATAGAGTCAGAGAACCAAGGTTTTGGACCACTGCTTGTATAATTTGCTATGTAAAAACTTGTATTTGAAAAAGTATCCGCAGTAGATGTAGATGTGTTTGTTGTACCTAAATACCCCACATCACTTCCACCTCCACTACTTGCAAATGTAAAAACCTGTGTTCCTCTGCCTTGTAAAACACGCCAATATTCAAAATAATTATTATTTAATTTTACTAATAAATTATCAAAAGTTGCATTTCTATTTGCCCTGACAGAACATACAACAACTAAGTCGGTATAAGTCTGAGGGATACCACCAAAAATTATATTAGAATAATTATTATTTGTTAGAGTAATTGTTTCTATTGCTTTATAGGTAATTGCCATATTATGCTGCCTTTATTCCATATAGTGCTAATGTCATACCTGAAACAAAATTGCCTGATTGTCCTGAAGGTATGTAAATATCAAGAGAAGTTATAGCAGCATTATTACGCCAAGTTGTTGATCCAGCATATATTTCGCTATTTGTAAGATTTATATTACAACTGCTTCTTTGCAAGCAAGTTTTATAAATATTAGGATTAGAGTAATTCATAAAATAAAACATACCAACACTTTGTTCTTTACCAGTACAAATAACAGCAGCGCCATTTACATTACTGCTTCTGTCTGTACCAAAGCCACCTGAACCACAAACTAAACGTGTTCCTGAATAGTTATTTCCTGTATCGCCATTTGCTCGCCAAGCACAGTCTACAACATTTTGTGTACTTGTTTTTCCTTGTACTACAAGAACTAAGTCAGTATATGTTTGAGGAATATTAGATAAAGTAATGGTTGTTTGCCCACTTGAAAGTGTTGTTGTAGTTATTGAATCATATGTTGCTGGCATTTTAAGACTCCTTTAATCCATACAAAGCAAATTGAGAGTGCTGAGCAAGATTTGTACTATCAGGTGTAAATGTAATACTAGTTATAGCCGCTGTATTATTCCACATACCACTCTTCAAAATAATACTGCCAGATCCATTATTATCAACACCGCCAAATTGACGAATGAGTTTAGTTTTAGTAGTACTGGTATAGTCTAAAATGTCAATAATACTTCCCCAGAAATGACCTGAAGTTGTACCAGCACCTGTGTCTATTCCATTTACATTCACATTTCCGTCTGAAGATGTAGAACTTCCATTTGCTTGTAAATTATGGTTTGTATAACTATTTGTGCTATTGCCATTAAAACGAAGATACATAGAACCATTTGTGGTTTTTTGAGCGATATAACGAATTTGTAAATGCGTATATGTCTGTGGAATAGAACTGAAAGTAATAAGCGAACTTCCTCCTGAACCAACAGTCACAGTAGCAATAGACTCATAACTTCCAAATATACCCGCAACAACAGGATCACTTACTGACGATGCGCTAGAATCTCCATTTGCGTTTACTGCTTTCAAATAAAACGAATATGATTGTCCATTAGTTAGCCCTGAAATAGTAAGAGGAGACGATGTTTGAGCAGGACTAAATGCTGTATATGTTATATTATCTGTAGAATATTTATAATTTGTTATTGCAGATCCGCCTGTCGCTCCAGCTGTAAATGTAAGATTTACAGATTGATCTGCTCCTGTTCCAGTTCCAATAGTAGGAGCCTGTGGGACAGTAGTTGCACTAACTCCTGCTGAAGAAGATGATGCAGAGCTTGTTCCAAAATTATTTGTTGATGTTACTGTATAAGTATATTGAGTTGAAGATTGTAATCCAGTTATAACTAATGGACTAGATGATCCAGTAGCTGTATAAGATCCAGGACTTGATGTCACTGTAAATGATGATGGAACACCACCAGTTGTTGGTATATTAAATGCTACAGAAGCCTGTCCATTATTGTATGCTCTTCCCGTACCCTGGTTTGTAGCGACCACAGAAGTCGGGGTACTTGGAGAACTAGGAGTTTTTGCAAACCATCCAAATGGTGTATATATTTCTTCTATACCAAGAGTATAGTTATTATATGTTGTTCCATATGGAGGATTGGAAGGTCTATTTTCTGTACTTCCAAATTGTGTTCTTCCTACCGTTGATTTTAAAATAGCCATTAGACTGCATACCTCACAATTACTATTCCTGAGCCGCCATTTCCTGCTGTATCACCAGAACCTCCACCGCCACCAGTATTGGCAGTTCCTGATATTCCATTTCTAACTGGAGGATATTGACCATAACCACCTGCTCCACCGCCACCAAATCCACCAACGTTATCGGAATTATTTATAGCAGTTGAACCTGCACCTCCACCTGCATAATAATAAGTTCCTCCAACATTCTGCCCAGTTCCTGTAACAGATCCCCATGATGAAGCAATTGATGAACCATTTCCACCAGCACCAGCACCACCACCATGTCCACTTCCGCCTACAGCGCTAGCACCACCACCGCCGCCGCCGCCACGAGCTGTTTGACTTCCGTCATCATTACCAGTTCCACCATTATTTCCTTGAGAAGGAGATGTAGAAGGTGTATTTCCTAATCCTGCAGCACGTGTTCCATTTCCTCCATAAGAGCTTGAACCACCACCGCCAGATCCACCATTTTGTCCTGCTCCTCCAACCCAAACTCCACCGCCACCGCCACCTGCGGAAGTTATGGTATGAAATGTTGAAGATCCACCATTACCTGCATTTACAGCTCCTCCAGCTCCGATTGTAACTGAATAATTTGTTGAAGATGTTAAACTAAGCTGACTTGAATTTAAAGAAGTTCTAAAGCCACCTGCACCTCCACCGCCTTGACCTCCATAATTACCACCATCATTTGTATGCCAAGCTCCAGCGCCTCCGCCTGCTACTACTAAATAATCAACATTTAGATTTTGTTTTGGTGTAAAAGTTCCTGATCCTGTAAATGTATGATACCAATAAGTTCCGTCAGTTGACACTGTTCCACCAGTTGCTTTAGCAACATAAGCTGATGTTGTATTAAAAGTTCCATTTGATGTAAATATGTGATATGTATATGTTCCATCTGTTGTAACTGTATTTCCTCCAGATGCTCTTTGTGTAGAGCCTGCATATCTTATTATTACTGTTCCACCGCCGCCATTTCCTCCAGGATGTGCTCCAGCTGATGAGGCTCCTCCTCCGCCACCACCAAATCCACCAACAGCAGAAGTTGCTACAGCATAATCTGGCTTAGATGGTTCTCTAAGACCACCATTTCCAGCATTTGTTCCACCAATTCCAGTGCCTCCTGGAATAGTAGCATTATATCCAGATCCTCCACCGCCACCTGATCCATAAACTTGAGATGCTCCAGACATGGAAGATGTTATACCTTGTCCACCATTTCCAGCCCAGTGCTGAGACTCTATTGTTGGAGTATTTTCACCAGCTTGTGATGCTCCACCACCTCCGCCACCAGGGAATTGATTTGATCCCTTTCCATTTCCACCAGCATATCCTTCTACTGGAGTATAACCACCAGCATTACCAGACCCACCTAAATTTGAAACTCCTCCACCTGATCCTCCGCCACCAGAACCGCCAGATCCTGCAATAACTGTAGTGCTAGATGTTCCAGATGCTCCTCGTCCACCTCCAGTAGCTGATAGTGTAGAAATACCACTTCCAGAAATAGAAGAATTTCCACCGTTTGTAGAAATTGAACCAGATGTTCCTCCAGTACCGCCAGCACCGACGACTACTGAATATTGTGTTGAATTAGATAAAGTAATACTACTTGCAGATCTATATCCTCCGCCTCCGCCTCCACCAGAGCCGTAAGTATATCCTCCACCTCCACCTCCACCTCCAGCTACAACAATATAATCAACTGTTAAAGCATCTTGTGGTGTAGCACTATTACTTGCAACACTTGATGAAGATGTGCCATTTGAGTTAGTTGCAGTTACGGTAAAAGTATATGCAGTTCCATTAGTTAAACCTGTTACTAATATTGGTGATGAAGATCCAGATGCTGTAATGTTTCCTGGTGATGAGGTTACTGTATAAGTTGCAGATTCTCCTCCAGTTGCTCCAGCTGTGAATGTTACAGATACTTGACCTGAAGTTCCTGTTGAAGTTGCAGTACCAATTGTTGGAGTTTGTGGTACAGTGGTTGCGGTAACTCCTGCTGATGCAGAACTTGCTGAAGAAGTTCCATAATTATTTGTAGCTGTAACAGTATATGTATATTGTGTTGAAGATTGTAAACCTGTAATTGTAACTGGACTTGATGTACCAGTTGCAGTATATGATCCAGGTGATGAGGTAACAGTAAATGATGTTGGTACTCCACCTGTAGTATTTGGAGTAAATGCTACGCTTGCTTGTCCGTTATTGTATGCTCTTCCTGTACCCTGGTTTGTTGCCACTACAGAAGTTGGTGTAGCAGCTGCGAGGGTATATTTAGGAAACCATCCATTTGGTGTATAAATCTCTTCTATTCCCAAAGTATAATTATCATATGTAGTTCCATATGCTACATCTACTGGTCTATTTGCAGTACTACCAAATAATATATTAGCTAATATGGATTTTTTTATTGGCACATGCAACTCCTTGCATTATTATTGTTATTATATCATTTTATTAAGATGAATAACGAACTATTACTATTCCACTACCGCCTGCAAAATTTGCTTGATTTGATCCTCCACCACCAGCTCCACCGCCACCACCTGTATTTGCCATTCCAGGATTTCCTCCAGAACCTCCATTGCCGCCGCCACCATTTCCACCAGCTCCAGCAGGACAATTATTCGGTCCTTGACCACCTCCACCAGCAAACCAATAGGTTCCACTTATATTGTGTCCAGAATATGTCGCTGCTCCCCATGTTGACCATGTAGATAGACCATTACCACCTTTACCTCCATCTATTCCATTTTGACCAGCTGCGCCTGCACCTCCACCACCGCCATATGCTTCAGTCCATGGACCTCCTCCATATATTGCGCTAGAACCACCTGCGTTTCCATATCCAGTTCCTCCAGCCATTCTTGAAGATGAAGGTTGAGTTGCAGATCCTCCAGAGCCACCATTAAAACTATTAAAAGTTCCAGCTCCTCCAGAACCACCAGATCTTCCAGTATTATCGTATCTTCCTACGCATCTACCTCCACCATCTGCATAAATATTATTAAATCTTGAGTCTGTTCCATTAGTGTTTGCTGCTCCACCGCCACCAACTTCAACAGTATAACTATTTCCTCCAGCTATTGAAACTGATGAATGATAAACTAATCCACCTGCTCCACCACCACCAGACTGATCATTTGTTCCTCCACCACCTGCTATTACTAAAACTTCAGCATTTTTTGATCCACCAGAAACAGATAGAGTTCCGCTTGATGTAAATTTATGGTATGTATATCCTCCAGATGTATATATGGTTCCACCTGTTACAGTAAATGCTGCTGGTGTCACGCTATTGCTTGCAGAACTTGCTGCCGATGTACCATTAGCATTTGTGGCTGTTACAGTAAATGTATAAGATGTAGTATCATTTGTTAAACCAGTTACTATAATTGGAGATGATGAACCTGTAGCAGTTATATTTCCTGGAGATGATGTTACAGTGTATGTTGTTGATTCTCCACCAGTTGCTCCAGGTGTAAATGTGACAGATGCCTGTGCATTTCCTCCAGTAGCAGATCCAATAGTTGGTGTTTGTGGTAAAGTAGTTGCAGTAACTCCAACAGATGCTGAAGAGGCAGATGATGTTCCATAATTATTTGTAGCTGTAACAGTGTAAGTATATTGAGTAGAAGATTGAAGTCCAGTTATTACTATAGGACTTGAAGAACCAGTAGCTGTAAAAGATCCTGGAGTAGATGTTACAGTATAAGATACAGGCTTACCACTATTTGTTGGAGCATTAAATGCAACTGATGCTTGGCCATTGTTATATGCTCTTCCTGTACCCTGGTTTGTTGCGACCACAGAAGTCGGGGTACCTGGAGAAACATTTGGAATCCACCAACCACTATCATAAACTTCTAAAAAAGATGTAGTTTTATTATAATGAATATCTCCAGACAATGGAGATGATGGTCTTTCTGATGATGTTCCATTTGTTACTTTAGTTTTAAATGATTTTCTTATTGGCATTAGAATGTAATACTTCCATTAGAGGTAAATATATAAATATTTTTTCCACCTGAACTACTAACTGAAGGTGATCCTGTTGTTGAAGCTGCTGTAGCTCCAGTTCTTAATATAACTATTCCTGATGCTCCATTACCACCTGCACCACCATTTGGTCCTCCACCACCACCACCAGATCCTGTATTTGCTGATGCACTACTTCCAGTTCCTCCACTAACATTTGTTCCAGATCCGCTACCACCAAGTCCACCATTATTTCCAGCACCTTGTGGTCCTGTTTGTATAGCAGCACCTTGTGTTCCACCGCCACCTCCTCCTGCTCTATATGTAGCAGAACCACTTATTGAAGATTGAATTCCATTTCCACCAAATCCTCCAGAATTACCACCTGTTCCATTTGCACCTGCTCCACCACCACCACCAGACTCTCCTTGATTGCCAGCTCCATCAAATCCTTCTCCAGCTATACCACTTCCTGGAGAAGCATTAAATCCACCACCACCTCCAGAACCTCCGTTATTTCCTGCCTGTCCAGGAGACCATCTAGATCCACCTCCACCACCTCCAGAAGACGATACAGATATTGGTCCACCCACTAAACTACTAGTAGCTCCATTATTTCCTTGTCTACTAGAATCAGAAGTACCTGCTCCACCAGCTCCTATTGTAATAGTATATGTTGTGCCAGATACTGCATTAAAAGTAGATTGAGCAGATGATAATCTACCAGAATATTCTCCAACTGTTGAAGATCTATATCCTCCTGCACCTCCACCTGCACCATGATGACATCCGCCACCACCTCCACCAGCAATAACAAGATATTCTACACTATTACTTGCTGGAGTAATGCTATTACTTGAAGAACTTGCTGCTGATACTCCATTGGCGTTTGTGGCGGTTACGGTAAATGTATAGGCAGTTCCATTAGTTAATCCTGTAAATGTATATGTTGTGTTTGAAGTTGTCTGTGTTGTAGTTGCAGGACTTGAGGTAATGGTATATTGTGTAATGGATGAGCCACCAGTTGCTCCTGGTGTAATTGTAAGTGTTGCAATTGTATCTCCAGCTGTTGCAGAAATAGTTGGGGCTTGTGGTACAGTGGTTGCAGTAACTGCAGATGATGCGGTAGATGCAGAAGAAGTTCCATATGGTCCAGTAGCAGTTACTGTATATGTATATGAAGTATTAGACTGTAATCCCGTTATTACAATTGGACTAGAAGAGCTAGATGCCGTATATGATCCAGGACTAGAAGTTACAGTATATGAAGTTGTTTTTCCGCTAGATGTTGCTGGAGTAAATGAAATAGATGCCTGTCCATTATTAAATCCTCTTGATGTGCCCTGATTTGTTGCGGTAACAGAAGTAGGTATTCCTGGAACAGCATTAGGAATCCACCATCCAGAATCATAAACTTCTAATGAAGATGTTGAAGTATTATAGTGAATATCTCCAGATGTTGCAACTGATGGCCTATTTGAAGTAGGACCCTGTGTTGTTTGATTATTAAATGATTTTTTTATTGGCACATGCAACTCCCTGCATTATTGTTCTTATTATATCATTTTATTAAAACGTTATACTTCCATTATTTGTAAATTTATAATATGTATATCCTGAATTAACTGTGCGGGTGGGAGAACCTGTTGTTGCTGCTGCAGTATATGTTCCTTCAAATCTTAAAATAACTAATCCAGAACCACCAGCATTTCCACCAGGATTATTTTGTGTTCCACCACCACCTCCACCTCCAGTGTTTGTAGTTCCAGAACTTCCAGAGCCTTGAGAACCTTTACCAGTTCCTCCACCACCAGAACCCCCAGGAGAGCCTGCAGTTTGCCTTCCAGAAGTATCACCACCTCCACCACCGCCACCTGCAATATATCTAGTTCCACTAACATCAACACCGCTTGTTGTAGCAGAAAGCCAAGAAGAGTAAGAACTGTTGCCAATACCACCAGTACCACCATTTGTTCCACCACTGCCAGTGGTTCCATTGCTTCCTACACCCCCAGCACCGCCGCCGCCGCCGCCACCAAATCCAGTATTACCACCTGCATAGCCTTCTGGAGGACTATAACCACCTTCATTTCCTGCAGCACCAGTAGTAATTCCATTTGTATAAGAGTCACCACCTCCTGAACCACCTGTGCCTGGAGTCCAAGGTCCATTTGGATCATTCTTATTTCCAGCTCCAAAACCACCGCCAGTTGAATTTACTGCTGTAATTCCACTACCACTAAATGAAGAATTAGTTCCTTTAGCATCTGCAGCACCACCACCACCTACTGTAATATTATAGGTGCTTACAGAAACTAGTTGTCTTCCTATAACTCGGAAACCTCCAGCACCACCGCCACCGCCACCGCCACCAGTGTTATAGCCACCTCCTCCACCGCCAGCAACTACCATTGCAAATACATTTGATGCTTCAGGAATTACAGCACTACTTGCACTGCTTGAAGCAGAGGTTCCATTAGCATTAGTTGCAGTAACAGTAAATGTATAAGAAGTCCCATTGGTTAAACCTGTAACAGTAATTGGCGAAGATGCACCAGATGCTGTAATGTTTCCTGGACTTGAAGTTACTGTATATGAAGTAATTGCAGAGCCACCTGTCGCTCCTGGTGTAAATGTTACAGACGCTTGTGCATTTCCACCTGTAGCTGATCCAATAGTTGGGGCTTGTGGTACAGTGGTTGCGGTAACTGCAGATGAAGCAGAACTTGCAGAAGATGTTCCAATATTACTTGAAGCAATAACAGTATATGTATAAGAAGTATTTGATGATAATCCTGTTACTGTAATTGGACTTGAAGAGCCTGTAAAAGTAGCAGGAGATGTAGAAGGAGATGGAGTAACAGTAAATGTTTTTGCTGGACCCCCAGAAGTTGACTGTGTAAATGAAACTGATGCTTGACCATTATTAAACGCCCTTCCTGTACCCTGGTTTGTGGCGGTAACGCCAGAAGGAGTGGAAGGAATAATATTGGAAGGAAACCAACTTCCATCCTGATAAACTTCTAATTGTTTTTCATCGGAATTATAATATAGTTGACCATTTGTTGTAGTAGATGGCCTATTGGCTGTTGATCCTGTAGGATTATTTCCTTGAGAAGATTTTCTTATTGTCATAGTGATATTTCCTCCCAAGATAGACTTTCTTCTATCCATCTATACATTTTGTCATCATTTGGCTTTGGAGTTGGTGCATTCCAAAGTCCTGTTTCTTGATTTAATATCCAAGAATTAAAAGGTTTTGGCGGAATAAAAGCATCATAAGACGGATCATAAGTATATCCTATTCCTGCATAATTTTTTCTAAACCCTGGATTATTAGTAATTTGATTTGTTTGTGGATCTCTCCATTTACCACCTATAGCATTATAAGAGGTGCGTTTACATACTTTTCCAGTTACTTCTGCATAATGTGCTTCCCAATCAGATATACCGTCCACTATTTCGTTTTCATTACGACCAACAATAACCTGTATAACTATATTCTCTTCATTTAATATTGCATAGTGTGCCATTATGACCAACTCACCGTTCCTGTACCACCCGTAATTCTAGTAATTCTATCAGATCCTGAAGTAGTAGTATTTGCTACTAATCCTGATCCTATTGATATAGTATGTGTATTAGCATAGCGTAATATAACAATACCAGATCCACCTGCTGCTGCAGTTCCTCCTCCTCCACCACCAGTATTTGCTGTTCCAGGAGATCCTGTTGAGCCACCTCCGCCACTTCCTCCAGAAGCTCCAGTAGGTCCAGATGCTCCACCTCCAGCATAATATGTTGATGTTCCTGTAATTGATGATTGTAATCCTATACCACCATTACCATTTCCATCTATATTTGGTGATTTACCTGCACCACCAGCACCTCCACCACCGCCACCAGTATATGGGCTATCAGATTGTCCCTGTCCACCATTATTTCCTTGTCCTACTGTACCAGTTCCACCATTTTGACCATTAGATCCACCACCACCTGAACCTCCATTACGTCCAGAATCGTTCCACCCAGGGCAGCAAGAGGTATTTCCGTGACCACCTCCACCTCCACCCCCTGTTGAAGTTACAGAAGTTATTCCACCAATAAATGATGAACTGTTTCCATTTGACCCAAGACTTTCTTGAGTCATTCCATTTATTCCAGGACCTCCGCCTGCACCGATAGTAACAGAATAACTATTACCTAGTACATTTGTAACTGTTCCAGTTAATAGACCTCCAGCACCTCCGCCACCGCCACCACGTGATCCTGAAGGATATCCGTTATATCCACCACCGCCACCACCAGCAACAACTAAATATTGTACTGAAAGTTGAGGTACAGCTGGTGTAACACTATTACTTGCAGCAGACGCTGCTGATGTTCCATTAGCATTAGTTGCAGTAGCAGTAAAAGTATAAGAAGTACCATTAGTTAATCCTGTAAATGTATATGTTGTATTAGATGTTGTCTGCGTTGTAGTTGCTGGACTTGATGTAATAGTATATTGAGTAATTGATGAACCACCAGTTGCACCTGGAGTAATTGTAAGTATTGCACTTGCATTTCCTGTAGCAGCAGAAATACTAGGTGCTTGTGGAACAGTAGTTGCAGTAACTGCGCTAGACGCAGATGATGCAGAACTTGTTCCAACATTATTTCCAGCGGTAACTGTATATGTGTAAGATGTATTAGAAGATAGTCCTGTAACTGTTATAGGACTAGATGATCCTGTAAATGTAGTAGGAGAAGTAGATGGAGAAGGTGTTACTGTAAATGTTTTTGTTGGTCCACCAGATGTAGATTCATTAAATGATACTGACATTTGACCATTGTTAAATGCTCTTCCTGTACCCTGGTTTGTGGCGGTAACGCCAGAAGGAGCCAAAGGAATAATATTAGATATAAACCAATTTCCATTCTGATAAACTTCTAATTGTTTTTCATCATTGTTGTAATATAATTGTCCATTTACAGCAGTAGATGGTCTATTAGCTGTTGATCCAGCTGGATTACTACCTTGAATTGATTTACGTATTGGCATTATTTATCCTTTATGCTGGCAATGTAAACCTAATTACACAAATTCCAGATGCTGCACCTGCTGCACCGCTACCACTATTTGCTGGAGCTGGTGCATTTGTTGTAGATCCTAATCCAGCTTGTCCACCATTTGTTCCACCAGCACCCCAGCCACCATTTCCTCCGCCTGCATAATATGTTGCTGTTCCAGTTATATCGTACTGTCTTCCATTACCACCTGCACCGCCGTATTCTGAGTTTGGACTTCCACCATTTCCTGCTTGTCCAGCACTTCCTGCGCCACCTCCACCACCTGCGCCGCCCCATCCTGAGTTAGCTGAGTTACCACCATTATTTCCATACCCAGTTGCTCCGCCAGAATTACCTTGTTGTGCTGCTCCGCCACTACCAGAGTCACGTCCGCCTCCACCACCAGATCCACCAGCATTACCGTTACATCCGCCAGTTCCACAACATCCACCACCGCCACCTATTGCTGTCATATCACTAAATGTAGAATTTGTTCCGTTATTTCCAGAAGTTCCTCCGCCACCTATTACGATTGAATATGATCCTGCTGATAGAGTTTTTGCTGCATGATATAGAAGTCCTCCACCACCTCCACCTCCGTTACAACTGCCTCCTCCACCTGCAACTAACAAAACCTTAACATTACTTAATGTTTGTGGAATTGTAAATGTTCCATTAGCTGTAAATGTATGAATTCTTTCACTACCTGAAGATGTTATTGTTCCTCCACTTGTTATAAATGATGTAAGAATTAAATTAAATGCTCTATCGGCATTGTTTCCACCAGAATCTGTTGCACGTATTGTAAAGTCATAATTTGCAGATGATCCTGGCAATGTTCCTGATAATAAACCACTAGAAGAGTTTAATGAAATTCCTGAAGGTAGGGATCCAGAAACTAAGCTATATGTTACCGAAGATCCCCCATCTGAATCTGTTGCTGATAATGTTATTGAAAAGTTAGCATTAGTTGAATAAGTTCCTAGTGCTGCTGCTGTAGACCATACTGGAGAAGATCCAGCAGTTATTGCATCGACACTTGTGACTGAATATCCAGTATCTGGATTTGTAATTACTAAATCATATGGAGCATCTGAAGGACTAAATGTATCTGGTCTTGTAACAGTTAAAGATGTTGCTGATGCTCTAACAACTGATTTTGCATTTACTAAAGTTGTATTATCAGATTTTCTAAATTGAACGCTAACATTTGAAGCAAAATTTGTTCCAGATATAACCGTTGTATCATTTTGATTTGGTAGTCCAGAAACAGATATTGCAGTTATTGTTGGCTTTGCCCAAACAGCATCAGTTTTTGTTTGAAGTGTTGATGTTGGCTTATATGTAAATGTAACAAGATCTTCGCTATCTGCATTTTCAGTGCTTACATAAATAAAACTATCTGATGCAGTTACTGTTCTTGATCCTGCTGTGGATGCTCCTACTAATATACCCGCTGCACTTGCTAAATATACAACTAAGTTAGAATCATTAGCTTTTGATTCTATCATGTATGTTCCAGCAGGGTATGCTGTAGATAATGTTGCTGTTTTTATTCCGCCAGAAGATGTTAAAACATTAAATGATCCAGATCCAATTGGAATCCATCCAGATGATGTATATATCTCAAGATATCCAAGTTCACCATTGTAATAACTCTGACCAACCGTAGGGTTTGATGGTCTTGTAGATATATTACCAAATGGTGTTCCAGATGTTGATGACTTTCTGATAGCCATTATATCTCCTAGCTATTAATACAATACTGATTAAGTATTATATTATTGTGGTAGTTCTACCAAATCCCAACTAGTTGTTTCTTCATTCCATGTATAGAATTGTCCATCATTTGGATATGCTACAGGAGCATTCCATAGACATGTGTTTTCATCTAGTACCCATGAATTAAAAGGCTTTGGTGGAATAAAAGCATCACGACCTGAGTCGTATGTATATCCAATACCAGCATAATTCTTTCTGAATCCTGGATTTTCTGTGATTTCGTTTGTTTCTGGGTTTCTCCACTTACCGCCGACGGCATTGTAAGAAGTCTTTACCCATGTACCGCCAAGATTATCAATTAACCATTGATATCCTTCATCTCCTGCTGGATCATTATTGTCTCCAACAAGAACACGTACAACTACATTGTTTGAATCTAGTTCTGCCCAATGCGCCATTTTTTCTCCTTTGTGCTTAAGCTAATTATATCATTTAATATAACTAGGTTTAGATCCAGTGACCATCCATCCTAATGATGTATAGACTTCTGTTTTCCTTCTAGACCAGTTATAATATTTATCACCAATTTTTGGATTAATTGGTCGTTCTTCTATTTCTTGTTGTAGGGGCATTGTTATTGATGATTTTTTGATTACCATTTTTTAAATGCCCCTATTTTTTAATTAGTCGAACTTCCATCCAATTGTATTGCCAGTATAGACAAACTGTGATACTGCTTGATTAACATCTATTAGAGCATCATCTGAAAGTCCATTAATCTTGTTACCGTTTCTGGCTACCGTAATATTATTTGTAGCGGCAGATCCTGATGCATCCCAGATAGCAATTGTATCTCCTAGAGCTGGTGATGCTGGTAGTGTAATTGTTCTTGCAGCAGTTGTATCTACAAAGTAATTATAATTTGCTTGTGCTGTAACATTTGATGATACTGCAGATGGTGTTGGAGCAGCAGATATTGTAACGCTACCGCCCAAAGCTACTGCAGATCCATTAATTGTTACAGATGCATTTGCAAGCTTGCTATTTGCAATTGATCCT